ACAACAAACACACCGCTAGAGTTAGCAGAAATACCATTGTTGGCTTTAACAGCAACAGCGTCAGCAGCTACATCAATACCGTTACCAGCACCAACGTTAAGTGTTACGCTACCAGAAGAACCACCATCAGTTAAACCAGCGCCAGCAACTACTTCAGTAATATCAGCAGTTGTGTTCGCCCAATAAACGTTGCCAGCCGCTCCAGAATGTAGAACTTGCCCAGCAGAACCGACGCCACCGTTGGCGTAAATTTGAGTTGGGACTAGGTTAGCAACGATTACTTTGTCAATACCAAGTGTAGAGTTAGCTACAAGGGCTTGGTTAGCGGTTAGAGTACCAGGAACGCGCTTACCACCGATAGCGATGCTACCAGTAGAACCGTCTGGGTGACCTAAGAATAGTATTTCACCATTCGAGGTATACGCAAGTTCACCATTCGCAAGACCTGTTGGTGCTGCATTGGTGGTACTGCGTTTAATTTGAATTTTATTGGCCATTTTAGAATGAACCTCCGTCTAAGTTTAATTGTTCTACGACATATGTGTCGTTAGCAGCATAATAAACTAATGTGGAGTTGTTTGTTGGAGTTCCCTCCACCACATCAAGCAACGTATCTAATCGCCCTGCAGTAACACCTGCAGCAGAAGTAACAGTAACAGCATCAGCCTGTGTAGATGGCTTGATTGAACCGCCAGTTGAAACAACCTTTAGGCTGAGAGCATTTCGATTGTTAGATTTTACGACCGTAACCATATTTAGTTATCTCGTAACTTCGGGGTTAATGGTAACAATTCCTTCGACGATTCTAGAAACAACGTTGCCAGAAGAAACCAATTCTAAATCCCATACGTATCGACCACCAGTAATGTTTGCGCTTGTAGCAGCATTCATAGAAATAGTAATTATACCATTTGCATTACCAGTAACAGTAAATGAGTTATGAGTTGTAGAGGTATAATGCTTGCGCATCTGCGAACGACCTGTAAAAGTCGTTAGATTAATTGGAACACCAGCATCATCTGCAACTTCAATGGTCGTTGAGAAATCGGTGCCTTGGTCGATGAATAGATTTAGTTTAGTTGCCATAGGATAGCCTTATTGAAGTTCGCTAGTATATTGTTGCGTGTCACCATCAATAATTGTCGTTACAATAGTTCCGACTATGGTGTTAAAGAAAGTATCGGTAGATCTAGAGGTCGATGCAGTCGTAGATTTTGACACTGGTGCACCAGTAGTAAATACTGTATCATATTTAGTTGTTGTACCGTAGAACGTACTAAATGATGTTGTTGTGGCAGTAGTTTTAGAAGTAGAATTAGAAGTTGATTTACTAGTATCATAAATTGAGGCAAATACAGTGGTTGTTGCAAAAGAAGTATTTCTGGAAGTGTCAGTCGTTATAGAAGTATCAGTCGTTCTAGAAGTATCTTTTTCTGTTAATGTTGTTGTACTAGTTAACACGCTTGAGCCTGTTCCTGTACTTCTACTGACTTCTTTTGAGGTGGGTTCAAATACTTCTTGGTTACCATCTAAAAATGCTGTAATGTATTCTGTATCGTATGTCGTAGTCGTAGAAGCTGCAAAAGATGTTTGAAAAGTGGTTAGAGTACCAGCATAAGTTATAAATGTTGTTAATGTACCATATGCAGTATTGGTGTTAAATATCGTAGTTGCAGAAGTTTCTGTATTCTTACTGGTGCCCGTCAATGTACTTCTACTTGTTGGTATTTCATATACTTCGGTCACTTCTTGCTTTCCGTCAAAGAAAGTTGTTGTAATTGTCGTGTTGTATGTTGTAGTCGTAGAAACTTCGTTAGAAGTTCCGAACACAGTATCATAAACAGTGTTATAGATTGTTGTAGTATCTGTAGTTTTAGACGTTAGTTTGTTTGTGTCAGTTGATTTTTGCGTTTCAAAATTGGTATTATATCCAGTAATATAAAAAGTTGCAAACGTAGTGTCAAATATTGTTGATGTTGAACGCGAGGTTTGTCCTGTCGTTTGTCTAACAATATAAGAATTTAACAAAAACCCGCCCATGTTAGGCTCGCTTGTAATATAGTGTTACTTTTAGTCCCTTCGCGCCAGCGCCAGCCACGTCGATATCCATAGTAATTTCGTCGTCATCAGCAATACTAGTTGATGATAAAACTGCAGCAGTAGCAGCTGTCGTACTTGTTTTTTCGTTAGCATCAATCGTAAGTTTGGTACTTAAAATAGAAGAACCATTTACATTAATATCAACAGTAGGAGTTCCAGAACCAGAAACAGTTGCTAAAGAAGCACGAGGAATTCTAGTTAGAGTCCAAGCAAATGGAGCACGGAATGTTATTTTTGCAACACCAGTTGTAATACTAGTAGTTTCATCAGAAAGAGCAAGCGTCAGAGATTGTTCAATACCAAGAGCTACTGCATTCGTTGAGAGAACAAACCCGTTCGCTACATTCAATGTACCAGAAATAGTTGTGTTTCCAGTTATGGTATTATTACCAGTTGTAACAACATTACCAGTTGCGACATTACCAGAAACGCTAAGTGTTCCAGTTAAAGTTGTATTACCAACCGCCATGGTATTAACAATTGTTACCGCACCATTAACAGCAAGTGTGCTTCTTAGATTAACAGCACCACCAACGTTAGCAGTAGATACGATATTCGCATATCCATCAACGTTTAGATTACCAGAAATGTTAGTGTTACCAACGTTTAGAGTCTGTGCATTAATTGCACCAGTAAACGAAGGAGAAGCAGAAAGAACTACTGAGCCAGTACCAGTTGAAGTCGCTGTACCTGTACCACCGCGAGCAACTGACAATGTACCGAGCGCAATCGCAGTTGCGTTTACAAATAAACCATCAGAGTTGGCAATAATACCAGAGTTGGCTAGGACTGACAAAGTTCCTGACGAAGTGATTGGACCACCAGTTAGACCTGAGCCAGAAGCAACAGAAGTTACAGAACCTCCCGAAACGCTAGACCAATACACATTTCCAGTTCCTGCACCAGATGTAAGAACTTGTCCAGCTGTACCGACACCGCCATTAGCTGTAATTCTAGTGGTACCGAATGCAACATTGCCAGAAATAGTAACTGTGTTTGAGAAAGTTGCAGTATTTGTAACAGTAATGCTGTTTGAGAATGTAGCAAAATTAGCTACAGTAATTCTATTAGAGAATGTAGTATTAGCTTGGAAAGTACTGTTCGTAGTGACTGTCAGACCGCCACCAATAACAACGTTGCCAGAAACATTAGCAGTACCAGTTACAGTTAGAGCAGAATCAGGAGTGGTATTATTTACACCGACTCTATTGTTTACCGAATCAACAAACAAAGTTCCTGAGTCAAAGTTAGAGTTTCCTGAGAAGGAAGTTGGAACAGCTGCATAATACCAGCTACTACCGTTGGCGCTGTTAGCAGCCAGAAGATAGTGAGTTGCGTTCGCAGCTGTACCAGTGTTGACACTGCTTAGAGTGTCAATAGTCATTGCACCTTTAACAGCGAGTAAGCCGACAGCAGACAAAATAGAGTTTGAAGCAATTACCAGATTAGCAGAAGAAACAGTTAAGTTTCCGCCAGCTGAACCAGTCACAGTAATGTTGTTTCCGACGAAACCGTTTGCCACAAAGTAGCCACTTACCGCTGCGTTACCAGAGGCAGTATTTGATTCTACCGTAACAACCTGCACAAATGCATTCGCCATTTGGTTGGTTCTTGTCAACCAAGTCGAAAAGTTATCTGTTGTCGCGACGTTTGCGAATGTAATTGCCATTTATTTTCTCTCCGCCAGAACCGCTATAATTAGCGATTTTAACTCATTTATGTTTTGTTCTAATGAAACAACTTTGTTTTCTAACTCATCGACCTTACTAAACTTCTCGCGTCGTTTGCGATATGCTTGTAACGCTTGTACATTAGTATTTAGTACTGCACCCGAACTTGTATCTTTTACCAAATCTGGAGCATCTTCAATTTTTAAATAACTCGTCATTTTTGCAACGCGATAACTCGAAGGTCAGTAATTCTAGGTGGATTATATTCGTATCCAGCATCTGCTGTCAATACAATTTTAATGCTGTATTTCTTGAAGCGAACGAAGTCGCCTGTCTCAGGAGCAGTTGCGCTGTAAGCAAAATATCCTTCACTGTTTTTATATACAGCAGGAATTTCGAACTCAAACTCACGGAAATCATTTAGATTTTTAGGATCTGAGAAAACACCAGCTGGCGTCACTTGAGTTAGTTCGATCCAAGGAAGAATATCGAAGTCTCTAAAATCTTCAGCTGCTTGGAACTTACCATAAACTGTAACACCAGTATTCTTGGGTTTATATGCGTCAACATAAACTTTAATATCTTCTGCGTCTTGTCCAGTAGCTAATCCGACAACACGAGAAACATATTTCGCGTCAGCAGCACCTTCGCGCGTTGTTTCGTTTGTTGTATTAGCATTTACTCTATTTGTAATAAGTAACATCTGCGAACCATCAAGTTTAATAATCGGCGCGACATATTCATTCGTTGCATTTAGTACAGCTTGAACTTGTAACGAAGAATTACCAGCTAAAATACTTCCGTTGGCTTCGTTGCTATAACTTAACAAATATCTAGATTTGTCTGCGAATGTTTTTTCTTCAGAATCAGAAACATTAAAGTAGTTAGGATCTTCTGAATAATTAGAGCCTTCTAAGAAAGTACCGCTCATCTTTAGAGTTAGCTCGGTGGTTGGCTTTTTATCAACATTTAATCTTGGAATAATAGAATGATATTCGTAGTTCTTAATTGATTCTACTGTACCATTTAATAGTCTAACAGTTTTAGTTGTACCATTTACAATCATTTGACGATAGATTTGAATTTGATCATTCGCAGTAAATGTTTGACCTGCAACAGTATCAACTAACAACAAATATTTTTCGCTGGTAGAATCTTCAAATCTATACATGGAAACAAATTTACCTTTTTCTGAATATGTTTCGCCAAATGCACCAACTGAGTCAGAGCTATAAGGTATTAGATTTTGTACGCGATTTATATCTTTAATTATAAGATATTCTAGATTTTCTTTATTTCTAAGAGTGACTGTACCAACAGTATCTACATTAAACTTAGCGCGATACAATACGAACTTAATATCTTGATTGACAAGTTCTGAATAAGTAGAGTCTGTTTCTGAGTAAAATGCTTTTTCTGTAAGCGGATTGCTATTGACAATAGTATTAGTAATTAAATCTCGTTCCCCACGAGTAGCACCCCAGACGCCAAAGTCAGAACTTGGTGTTTGAATAGCAAAGCAATAGTTTTTAGAAGAATCCAAGAAAACTGGAGTATCAAATTCAAAAGTAGTTTCTGTGGCACCAGTGTTAGATACAGAAATAGAATCTGTCTCAAGAGTTACAGTAGATCCTGGAACAACCGAGTTTCTATCTGGTAGACCATCGGTCATTTCCATCAAAAATACTTTAACGCTGGATGCGCCTTTTCTCTTGAAGAATAAGCCAAGTTTAGTAGCATAGATGCCCGTTGCTTCTCCAGGTGAGGCAACTGAAAATGCTTGAGCTAAAAACTTTAATGAATTATTTGTTGCGGTTGGCATTTACATCTCCAATTAAGTTGGTATTGTCGTCGTGGTTGTGCTATCTGCTCCACCAAGATCGTCGCTGCTTGTAGTGACAGTGGCGGATACCCAACCGCCAGCTGATCCAGAAACTAGCAATCTTACATACACAGGTCCGCCCGAAGGTCCGTTTGGTGCTGCTTTTAGTGGTCCATCAAGAATAGTAACAACTGGAATCTGAGTTGGATCGCATGGTTTGCATGGGTCTAGCGAAGTGCTATTAGTAAAGCTAATTGTTTTCTCTGTCGTAGCAAGAACAACTGCAGCAGAACTATAATATGTAGCTGTTACAGTGAGAGTTGTATTTGCTGGATTGCTCCAACCGATTCCCACAGAGCGACCATTATTAGGTAATGCTTGGTTGCTTGTAATTGAAGCAGTACCGACGTTTGCTGCAGTGAAGTTCGTACCAGACAAGCTTCCCGATGGAGCATTACCAACTACGCCAATAGTTACATAACCACCAGTTACGCGGTTGGTTATCATATCGCCACGGAATTCTAGGTTGACCCAGTTGACTGCTTTTGCAGTTGAAGCATCTGACATGTAGTAGCTGTTGTTGTTTCCAGATATTACATTTAACATGGTTAGCTTTAGGTCACCATCAGATTCAAACTTAGTCAACTGAACTGGTTTTACAACTTCAGAAACAGTGCCACTATTACCAGTAACTTTTAATTTTACATAAACAGTTTCGACCATAGAAGGGAATGTAAATGTAATGTTTGATGGATTAGGATCCAAAGAATTAGCAGAACTTGGTGTTACGCAGCCAGTAGAACACTGAACAAACGTCCAATTCCACGCAACAGGTGACTCTAGGGTTGAACCTTCTGGGGCAATAACACCTCTATTAGTTCTATCAATAAACGATAGAGTGTGTGAAGTTCCGTCTTCGACAACTAATGTTCCGATAACATCAAAATCAGCAACAATTAATGGAGTCTTCGGTACTAGCGGTGGCTCGACAACTGGATTTCCTGGAACTTCTTCAACAAGAGAAACTACGAACGCGCCGAGTGCCCTTGAAGAAGGAGTTGCTGGAGATACGGTATCAGTTACAGACAACACGTGATTTCCTAGTGATAGATTTCCTGGAATTGTAGCAACTGCATACAACACACCAGTCGAATCAGAATATAGAGCTTCGCCTTGTAGACCATCAATGGTTACATTTGAAGCAAATTTAGTAGTTCCATACGCAATATTTCCTGGTGTTGCCAACGAAGAATAATCAACGTTGTCTATGCTAATGTAATGTCTAGTCGATGGTTTTAATCCGCGAGCAATCAACTTAACAGTTCTATTCATTGGATAGATATACTGTTCATTGTATTGAGTATTCGTAGGTGTAATCGTCATAGTTGTTACAGGATATTTTAACGACTGCTCAACGTCAGCAAATCTTGTCTTATCTAGTTCTACAGCACCGCTATCATATTTGTCATTAGGATCGATTGCGATTTCGCGAGTAGCATATTCTTGAGAAATAAACTTAGTATTTGCATCGTAGCCAACAGTCACAAAGTTCTTACTGTAGCTGATGTTATTAGCTGTATCTCTAATTACTGAAGTAGATGTACTATTCGCGTTGTTAATTTCAATCTCAACTGTTTCAGTAGAAACCATTGGGCGACCGATACCAGTTGTTGGGTCGATTACGATTGTGTGTTCGTGGTCGCCTAGTTTTGCTTGATTGTGATTATCAAATGGATCAACGAAGAAACCATTTTTAAAGCGATCTACGCCATTAGTATCTGGGATATTCAACTGAGTAGCTTTTTGCTCTAAGCGAGTTAAAGTTGTGTAATACTCAAGAGAAGAAACACGCTGATCGATAGCAGCAATATCTTTCATTCTATAACGCTTATTAGAAATAGGCGAGATGTTCATAGTATAAGGCGCATTAATTACGTACTGCGATTCAGCAACAGTCAATGAAGGATATGGTGGAACATAAGTTGTCGCTACAACCATCTGGTCGTCAGACTCTGCTCTTGGCGCACGAGGGATTATTGCAGATTCGCCCTCTACAACTTCAAATACACCCTTAGAAGTTAGAACAACAGCGTCACGACGAGGTAGATAATAAGTTAGATTACATTCAAAGTTTTGACCAGGATATGGATTATATGTTGTTGTATCTTGATTAAATGTAGTTGATGTTGGTGGATTTACTGTTGTTGCTGAAGCATTAGAAGTTAGATTTGCAGTGTTGGATCTATATGGACGGAAGTCAATAGAATCGCGCAAATCAAAACGACGATTGCGTGTAGCAGAATAGTAAGAAGGAATTTCCCAAGTTCTTACATACTGCGAAGTATTTGCGCCGATGGCGTCATTTACATTATAAGATTCTACTGAGAAAAATCCTTTACCAACAATAGCATTAGCAGCGAAACAATCGAAGTCAACGATTAGATACGAGTTTGAAAGATTAGCAGTAGACTTAGGATATAGAACTGCGTGGTCATAGTGCGTATCGCGCTGACCAAAATCATATGTAAAGTATTGTTTGATATCGCTAACAGCTTGATTGTTATCTGAGTTTAGATCTTTAGTTTTTGAGACACGATTAATTTTAAGCACGTCTGGAACACCAAGATTAAATCCATAAGGATGAACTATCTCGTAAGTGTTGGCTGATAGATTTGTGCTGAACGAAGTATCAACAGAAAGTTCGGTTGTGTTTGCGATAGCTGTTACTTTCTTAGTTTGCCCGTTTGCTTTAATATAGTTACCAACCTTGAAATCGGTACTAAATGCAGTAGAAGTACCAGTTACAGTATTTCCTGAAGTAGCAATAGTACCAGCAAGCGAACCATTGTAGAAACGGACTAGTTGATTGCGTTTAATTTCTTTAGCGATTGGACGAGCATTAGATTTTCTAGCATAAGCATTAACTTTAATAGCTGTCGCGCCAGAAGCAGTAAAGTCAGGTCCGAGATCAACAGTTAAACTCTGTAGAGTTGAGTTTAGAGCGATTGTTCTGTTACTAGTGGCCAAGCTAATAATAGAACCTTTCTCGTGGAAACGAGCATAGGTATTCGCGCCATCTGACGTTGCTAAACCGTGAGCAGTTCTAGTTGTCATCGTAGTATTGCTTACAATTGAGTTTACGATTACTGCAGTATTTCCTGCGATTGTAATCTTTTCACCTACAACAAAATCACGCTGGAAGAATGTTCCAGAACCAGTAATCGTAGTGGTCGTAGAGTTAGCCACATTTACAAACCCAGCAAGATTTACAGTCGTTAGAGCTGCACCAGTTAGAACGATGTCAACTTTGTCTTCGGAGAAATCAGTGTTGTCTGAGAAGCCAAAGAAAGATCCGCCATCGGATAAGCTAATAGTTGTAGTACCATTGTTTGCTAGAGAAGCATCAATAGAAGCATTGTAATAGAACTCAGTATCAGAATTATTTGCTGAGTCTTTAAGATTTTTAACAGCACGATTGGTTAAACCAAATACGAGAGCTGTGTAGTCAGTAGCTTCTAACTTAGGATCGACAAATCCATCAACAGTCAAGTTTACAGTTAAGCCTGTACCTGAACCACCTGTAACAGCAGCGCCAGACAATGTTGGATTAGCAGTATATTTACCACCCTGAATTAGAGCGATAGAAGTAACATTACCAGAAGCATTATTTACAGTTAGCAGAGCAGTCGCGGCATCACCAAGACCACCGTTGATGGTGACAGTTTCGCCATTCGCATAGCCACCGCCATTAGCAGAAATAGTAACAGTGTAAACAGAGTTAGCGAGTTGCGAAACAGCAACGTCAGAAAACGCATTAGCGGTGCCTTGATATACGATAGAACGAACTTTGTTAAAGTTTTGATTTTCATTCATCTTAACATTAAACAGATACATGTCGTATTGTGCAGTTGGCGCACCCTTATCTGCACTATCGGTATCATAAACTAGGTTACGAATATTAGCTGTACCGATTACAGAACCCGTTGCAGAACTAGTTGAGTTCTTGCTGGTTGTAATAGCATTCTGGAATGAATCATATAGATTTACATTCGCTGATTGGTCGGCTGGGAAATATCCACGAAGTTCTTCAACAGGAATGTAACTACCATAATTCATTGAAACAATTTGTTGTACTGGAGATTCAGTATCAACACCGCGACGAGAACTTAATACTTGGTTTGACTTAAAGTCAACAGAATTACCACGAACATATGCTTTACCAGCACCGATGTCATAGTAGAATTCTTGAGTATTAGCCGATGGCTTAGAACTAATGGTAAAGTCTTTTACAGTATAATGACCTGACTCGTCATATGTACGCTGAGCCATTTCTTGGCCAACTGCGCCACCGACAGAAGTATTATTCCATCTTAGAATATTGTCTGGACCAAACTCAGCCACAGCAAAGAATACTTCAGTATTAGGAAGTGCAGTTTTCGCATAAGAAACGAAATTAGTTTCTAGTTTTAGTCGGTGCGCGCCAGGAGCTGCGCCGTTTGATAAGTCAGCAGAGTTATCATACAACGAAGAGTCAGCAAATTCGTCTACAACTGTTTCAGTTGTTTCCATACCAACGATAATACCGTTAGCAGCAGAAGAACCACCAGCAGAACTGTTTAGAACAAGAACTTGTTGGTCAGTTTTGATAAAGAAACCTTTCTGATACACAATACCTTCTGAGATGCTCAGAGCATAAGCATTACCAACACCAGTGTATCTTGTATCACCAGGAGTTGTAAGAATAGTCGTGTTTGCTAGATTATTGCTAAAATTAAGCTCGATCGCAGATACAGTCGTACTTACAGACGTATTAGATAATAGTTGAATTGTTTCTCCAACAACAAAGTCTTTTCTAACATTTGTAATAGTAATAGAAGTAGTGTTAGCAGCTGTAATCAAACCACGCGCATCAGAAGTTGTGCCTCTGATTCTGCTATTAACAGAAAAGTTGGTACCGTTAGCAACAGTAATAATTGACGTTCCAAGATAAGATTTATCTTCACCATAAATTACAATAGATTCGCCTTCTTGGAATCCACTAACACCGTTCTTACCAGTAGAAGTATATTTTACAAAAAACTTTGATGGTTCTGCGGATGCAGCAAAGCCAAGTTCGCCTTTTAGAATTCTAGCTTGAACGCCAGAATTAGCACCATATAGAATCGCGCCAACAAAAGAAGTGTTAGAAGCATTAAATGTAGCATTAGAATCAGGAACAGCAACATAAACAGCATCAGGAATTACTGTCGGAGCACAGCCCTTGATGATACTGCCTTGCTTGAACACGCCATCGCCAAATCGTTCGATTTGGTTTTGTAGAATAGTTTGAAGCTGAGTTAATTCTCTAGCTTGAACTGGAAATGATGGTCTAAACAATACTCGATGAAACTTTTTAGTTTCATCAAAATCGTCATAGTATGGTGCCGACGCTAGAGTTGTGTTTGCAATATCAGCTGACATTAATTCGCTCCGTTAGAATCTTATTACTAATTTAACTTGTTCTTTATTTGAAGTAGAACGAGAAACTTCTTGAATATTTTGAATGTATAAAACATCACCAGAATAGATAGCTAGGTTTGCAGCAGTATTTCCACTAGAAGTGATTCGTTGCGCGCCATTAGCACCTTGTAGAACTTCGCCAGACTGGAACGTACCATTGACGCCAGTTAGCAACATCACTGATGAGTTAGCAAATGCGTATCTACCAGAAGCGGTAGAAATACTACCTGTTACTACTTCACCATTCGCATAAGTTCCTGTTCCAGAACCTGTTATATTTATAGTGCATAATTGATTAAATGTGTTTGCAGCATATAAAGTTCCGTTAGAATATGTTGGATTTTTTAAGAGACCAACAGTTCTATAAGTAACATCTGCATTAAAAGTATTGGACCCGACATATTCATCAAACAAACAATGGACGCCAAGCGCATCGCAATATAACTCATCATACACATCACTACCATGTCCGCCATCTGGAGAGATAACAGCTCTTACTTCACCACCAGAACCAAGATTAGTTCCAGCAGTTACAGTAACAGTAGCATCTTTATAGCTAGTGCCATACTGTGCCATGTTGACCCGAGTGATTGCGCCAGTTGTAGAATTCATCTCAGCATAAGCAGAAGCATTACTGCCAGTTCTAGAAGTAATTGTTAATAGTGGACCAATAGAATAGGTACAAGTATTTGATAAAAATCCAGCTGGGAACGAGTCAGTAATTGTAATACCATACGCTGTATTAGATGTACCGATCTTACGAACGAATGTATTTCCACTAGTATTTGTAACAGTAATTGCGCTATCTCTATAATAGTTCGAAGTTGTATTAGCAGTATTTGCAATAATTACCACATTATTATTACCAGTCGTTGTAATTGTACCAGTATGATTTGGATAATCTGCGCCAGAATCCTCAACAACAATGTGGAATATTCCACCATCTACTGCTGCATTGGCGACGATGGTGTCTGGTGTTACAGGAATATATTCGTTTGTTGTAAACTTTAGATTGTCAGATTGAGCCACAGTATACATGTACATCCACTTGTAATTGTCTGCTGTCTGAAATGGCGTTCCAATATAAGTCGCGCTCTTTGTTGGTTTTACAGTAGAATTCGCCCCACCATTATTTGAAATACATTTAAATACATCACGCGTATCAGTAATAACAAAGAAGTCAGTATCTTTTAATTCAACCTGATCGTCATATTGGGTGTAAATTGTACCATTGGTCCATGTATATTTTGGAACCATTCTTTTAAAGTTGGCTTTTTTACCAAACATCATTTCGTTCCAGATATCATAGAAGGAATCAGTTTCTGACTCTACTTCAGCTGAAACATCGCTCGTCGGATATTCAGATTGTTTACCAACAAACACATAAAAGTTATTTTCATTCTCAAAAGAAACATTGACTCTTAGACCAGTACCACTTCCGCCAGATGCGTAGATAGCAGAATTAGGAACATTATTGTTATAAACACCTTTTGTGACTAAAGTGACATTTGTTACAGGTCCAGTAGCGGTTGTCACTGTAAAAGTAGTTCCGCCGAATAAACTTACAGTTTCTGTATTAACATAGCCTGTACCAGCTGCGCTAACAGCGAGAGCAGAAACTTTCTGATTATCAACAGAATTGATAAACTCATCTATTGTGTTTCTTTTGAATTTAGATAATAGCTTACTCATTTATGTACCTTATGGGTTTGTGTTTAGCACTGTGTCAATGACAGTGTCAAAAACGGTATCTGTATCAACAACTGTTACATAAGCAGTAGCTGACGAAGTATTTATAGCGGTTGATGTAGACTTCTGAGTATTAAAAGCTGTAGATCTAGATGTTGTATACTGCGTAGCATTCAACACAGTTCCAGTTAAATTAAACAGCGTATCGGTATAGAATGTTGTATTCTTCGTTGTATTTTTATTTGTTAAAGTATCAATAGTTGTAGAAACTGTAGTATTTAGAGCCGTATCATATGTTGTTATGATAGTCGTCAAGTTCTTAGTTTGTGTAGCATAAGTTGTTGATTTACTGGTGTCAGTGTTATACGCTGTTGTAACTGTAGTATCGAACACCGACGAAGTCGACTTGCTTGTCGCGGTAGCATTAGTCGTATCAGTATTAAAGACAGTTGACGTAGAAGCACTTGTTGCGCTGATTTTGGTTGTATCAGTGTCGAACACCGTCGAGGTCGACTTAGTTGTATCTGTATCAATAGTAGTATCTGTGTTAAATACAGTCGAAGTCGATTTAGAAGTTGCAGTTGCTATATTTGTAGCAATCTTGGTATCGGTCGCATTACTTGTAGCTGTAGCAAATGCCGTGCTTGTATCATACACTGTGGCAGTTGCATAAATGGTCGAGAAAACAGAATCAGTCTGAACAATAGTGGCAGTGCCTATTGTTGTATCTGTGGCTCTTGATGTTCCCTTCGTAGTCTCAAAAGTAGTGCCTTTACTGGTTGTTGTCAAGAAAGTAGTAGAGAACAATGATTGAGTGTTATAAACCGTAGCAAATGTAGTTATAGTATTAAATTGAGTACTTGTTAACGCATCTGTTAGAGTCGACTTGCTAGTTGAACCAGTCGTAGAAATAGCTGTATCTTTTGAAGTATTTGTTTGGAATGCGGTTGTTGTGTTAAACGCAGTCGAAGTTGCAAATGTAGTGTTGAATGCAGTTGCAGTATCAAACACCGAAGCGGTCGATCTGCTTGTTCCAGTTAAAACTGAAGTATCAAAAGTTGACGCTGTCGCATAAACAGTATTAAATGCAGTCGTTGTGTCAAACACAGTGGCATATGTTGTTAGCGTTGCATATATTGTGGCAAATCCAGTTGTTGTCGCGTATGCGGTCGCGCGCGAAGTCGCGGTGGCCATGTTAGTATCAAAAGCTGTTTCAAACGCAGTAGATGTATTAAACACACTAGTTGTCGACTTAGAGGTACCAATCGTTGTATCTGTAGACTTACTTGTTCCAGTTGCTTTTGAAGTAGAAGCTGCGGTTTCTGTTGCCTTAGAAGTCGATGTAGATTTAGAAGTAGAAATTACAGTATCAAACGTTGTATCATAAGCTGTTATGTAGGTTGTGGTTGTATCAAATGCAGTTGTTGTGTTTCTTGATGTGCTAGTGGAACTAGAAGTATTTTGGTTAGTTACATTGCTAGTTTGTATAATCGTACCATATACCGTTGTTGTAGCGAACGCGGTAGTTCTATTAGTTGAATTTGAAGTAGAAATTGTAGTGTCTGTCGAATTGCTAGTATTAAACACTGTCGCATAAGCAGTAGTGGTTCCATAGAATGTAGTTCCAGAAGTATCTGTAACTTTATTTGTGCTTAATATGGTATCAGTAGATTTACTTGTTAGGCGACTGGTATCTGTCGCATTACTTGTATTAAACGCTGTCGTATAAGCAGTAGTAGTTCCATAGAACGTAGTTCCAGAAGTGTCAAACGTGGTCGAGAATGCAGTTGTTGTAGAAAATACCGTTGATCTAGAAGTATCAAATGTGGTTACAAATGCAGTTGTAGTATCAAATGCAGTTGTTGTGCTCTTTGATGTACCAGTTGACTTAGAAGTATTCTGGTTAGTTATATTGCTAGTTTCTATAATAGTAGCGTACACTGTGGCTGTATCAAATGTAGTGTTTCTAGATTCAGCCGTTACTATTGATGTATCGGTCGTTCTAGAAGTATCTTTTTCTGTTAGTGTTGTTCTACTAGTTGATACGCTTGAACCTGTTCCTGTACTTCTACTTGTTTCTTGAGATGTGGGTTCGAAGACTTCTTGTTTACCATCTAAAAACGCTGTAATGTATTCTGTACTATATTTGGTAGTTGTAGAAAGCGCATAAGATGTATCAAACGTGGTTAGAGTACCAGCATAGGTTATAAATGCTGTTGATGTACCATACACAGTGTCAGTGTCAAATATTGTTGTTCTACTAGTAGCTGTATTTCTAAAAGTTCCACTTAGAGTGCTTCTACTTGTTATTTGAGATGTAGGTTCGAAGACTTCTTGTTCGCCATCTTTAAACGCTGTAATGTATTGTGTACTATAAACAGTTGTCGTGCTGGCTTCGTTAGAAGTTCCGAATATTGTTGTATATGAAGTTACAAACGCAGTTGTAGTATCAAATGCAGTTGTTGTACTCTTTGATGTATTAGTTGACTTAGAAGTATCGAAGGTCGTAGCGAAAGTTGTTGTTTTGCTAGTATCTGTCGCTCTGCTTGTAGCACCAATTGTAGCAAATGTTGTCGTTTTGCTAGTATCAGTTGATTTAGAAGTGCCTTGCGACGTATCAAAATTAGTCGTTGTGACAAATACGGTATTAAACGCAGCTGTAGCATATGCTGTATTAAACACTGTAGTTGTTCCGAACAAAGTTGATTTAGAAGTGTCAGTTAATTTAGAAGTACCTTGTGACGTATCAAAATTAGTCGTTGTTCCGAACAAAGTGTTAAACGTAGTATCAAATATCGTGGTTGCAGAAGTTTCTGTGCTCTTACTGGTGCCCGTCAATGTACTTCTACTTGTTATTTGAGATGTGGGTTCGAAGACTTCTTGTTTACCATCTAAAAACGCTGTAAGATATTCTGTAGTATAAACAGTTGTCGTGCTGGCTTCGTTAGAAGTTCCGAATGTAGTTGTATATGAAGTTACAAATAAAGTTGTAGTGTTAAATGCAGTAGCGGTAGACTTAGAAGTACCTGTTGTTTTAGAAGTCGAGACATTTGTCAAGATATTAGTATTATACGCAGTATTAAACGTCGTTGTAGTGTTAAACGTTGTAGTGGTATCAAACACAGTTAAGAAAGTCGTAGTTGTATTGAATGCAGTTGTAGTAGCATAAGCTGTTTCAAATGCGGTCGTTGTGCTTCTTGATGTGCTGGTAAATCTATTTGTGCCGATCTGGGTTAGATACGTAGTTGTTGTATTAAACGCAGTAGAAATAGTAGTATCGGTGGATTTTGAAGTTTCTTTTGTTGTATCCGTAGCTTTACTTGTTTGAGCACTGGTGCTTGTAGCTTTCGTCGTCGTAACAGTAGTATTAGTTTCTATCGTTGTTCCGTATACTGTGGCTGTATTAAATAAAGTAGTCGTTGACTTTGAAGTCGCTGTTGCTTTAGAAGTTGCACCAATAGTTTCAGTTGATTTGTTCGTTGCTGTCAACGCAGAAGTTTGCGTTGAGAAAATAGTTTGATAAGCAGTATCAAAAGTCGTATTGTATGTTGTTGATGTCAACAATCCAGAACCAGTAGCAGTTAGCTTGCTAGTCGCTGTTGAACCAGAAGTTTCTCTACTTGTAGAGGTATCACGTTCAGTAATCTTTAAGGTGTCAGTGCTAAAGAATGTATCAAACAACGTGTCATATTTCGTGGTGTAAGAAGTCGTCGTAGCATACGCAGTTGAAGTATCGTAAACTGAGCTAGTTAGACGTTTAGTAGAACGATTGGTATCAGTAAACACGAGAGTAGAGGTATCGATTACTGTATCAGTATTGTAAACAGTAGCAGTGGCAACAGCGGTATCAAATATCGTCGTTGTATTAAACGTAGAAGTAGTCGACTTGTTTGTTGCAGTTAGATACGCTGTTGTCGTATTAAATGTACTTAATGTAGATTTATTAGTCGAGGTAGCATATGCAGTTATCGTGTTAAACACAGACGACGTCGCCTTGTTTGTTGCTGTAGCAAACGTAGTAGTTGTATCGTATACAGTCGTTGTACTTACACCCGTACCATACGAAGTAGATTTAGATGTTTGAGTTGCAAACTTAGTATCAATCGTTGTAGAAGTATACAACGCAGTCGCTGTTAAGAAATTAGTGGCAAATGCTGAATCGGTGTATGTAGCAGTTCTATAATTTGTATCAGACAAATATTCAGTTGTAGTGTTTGTAGATTTTGAAGTACCTGTTTCTGTCGAAACTGCAGTTGAATATGCTGTACCAAGCGCAGTTTGCTTAAATGTATCCGTCGATTTAGAAGTATCTTTATTAGTTGCATAAGAAGTTGCAACTGTTGTTAATACTTCGCCAGTTGTAAAATATGTCTGAACATCTGTTGGACGTGACGTCGCAACCTGAGTAATAATATCAGTTTGTTTATTTGTTAGCGTTGTTACGTTTGTGTCTAGAGTCGTGTCTTTGAACTTGGTATTATAGAAAGTTGCAAACTCAGTTTGGAACGAAGTATCATAAATTGTGTTGATTGTAGTCAACAAATTCGTCATAAATGTCGTACCAGTAAACTTCTGCGTGTCGACCGTAGTATCTTTTGAAGTAGCATACGCAGTTGTAGTTGCAATCTTTGTTGCGTATGCTGTTAAGAATACAGTTGTTGTTACGCCAGCAGTTCTAGTATCTCTAGTTGTCGCATACGCAGTTTCAATTAATGTGCCAGCACCACTGTCAGTAAAGATTTTAGTATCAAATGTTGTAGTTGTATTCGTAAAATAACTGGTGACGGTAGCAGTGGCTGGTAGAGTATCAGTTGTTATGTTTGTATTGACCAACGTATTTGTGTTGTAAGTCGTTGTGGTGGACAAGTCAGTATTAAACTTCGTATTACGAGTTGTTTCAATCGTAGTATCTGTGTTGTACTTGGTAGTGGTATCAATTGTTGTATTAATTGTAGTTCCACCACTGGTATTGAAAATTGTATTGTATGTGGTAGAATAACTTGAGTTGATACCTGTGCTTTTAGATGTTGCAACTTTAGTAATTGCAGAAATCGTAATTTCTTTAGAACAATAGTAAGTCCATACACCAGGAGGAGCGTCGTTAAGAAATTCACAATCTTCCATCGTAAATCCTTTTGACTCAGCATCTTCTATGGCTCTAATCTGATTTGTAAACCCGCTGGCACTGGCAAATGTCGAGGTGGTTGTATCTGCAGTTATACTTGTATCAAATACAGTTGTTGTAAAAAAGTTAGTTACAACAGATGTTTGGAAGTTAGTAGCAGAAACACCTGCTAAAGTAGCATAGCTGGTTGTAGTTGTTTTAGATGTACCAGTCGCGTAAGCGGTGTTAAACGTAGTTGTTCTATTGGTATCATATACTGTAGCTGTGCTCTTAGTTGTAGCAGTTGCTCTATCTAATTGACTAGCAGCATACGTTGTACTTGTATAAACGATTGTTCCGATAGCAGTGTCAATCGCAGTAGCAGTAGTAATTAATGTGCTAAATGCAGTTGTTGTAGTTGTAGAGACAACTGTTTCAAACGTAGTATCGATAGCAGTTTCACGTTTGGTTAAGAACGAAGTATCAAAAGCGAGCGTAGTCAGATACTCTGTCGCAATTGTAGTCGCGCCAGCAGTTTCTGTAAATCTGCTTGTTGTAATACCAGTAGAGGTTGTAAGTGCTGTGGTGGTAGAGGTTAGATATTGAGTTTCTAGATAATCAATTAGAGCTTCTAAAGTTGTTCCGCGTGAAACAGGAACAGATTGAATTACAGTTCTACCAAATTTCTCCATACCAGCTGGATGCCACAAGTCACGAAGAATGCTAGAATACTTGTTAAACGCAGTAACAGCTTGAACTTCGTACGAATATTCTTGATAGTAATAATTGTCGTGGATGTACTTGTCAGAGTTTAGGAAACCACGAGTAGATTTAAAGAATCCTTCGCCCTTACCCTGACCAAGATAATCAATTGTACCTGTTGCAACATGCGAAGTGTTGGTTACGCTTGTTAGAGAAACAGTCGTATTATTCGTATAACCAACACCAGAATTATAGATGGATACAGTAGAAACAGCACCAGGACCACTACCAGAAACACCAGCAATATTTGCATTGAAGCCGAGGAATCCCCCAGCACCATCCGATATACGAAGTGGATAAATTAAATTATCGACGATTGATACGTTTACGTTTGCTCGATATCCGCCACCAGGATTAACATTTCCTAATGTGGCAATTGTACCATAAGTGTAGGTGTTTAATACAAAAATACCATTAAACGGAGTTAGCCAATTGGCAGCTGCATTCGCTGAAAATGCAGTATATGCTGGAGCTGCAGCGTTAATTTGAATACTTAAAGCATTAGTAATTGGCGTAGAAGTCAATTCAATGGTACTTGTATTGCTTAATGATCCGACGTCAAAAGATGCAACACTGGTTGGCGTTTCGCCTACTGATGGTGTAACTGTTTCAGAAGCAGTTAATGTAAAACCTGTACCACCATTTCTAATATTAAAAGTTACAACACCTTGTAATCTCTGCAAACCAGTTACAATAGCTTGGCCATTGACACCATCACCGCCAACAACATTAACGAGTTCGCCAAGAGAAAAACCAGGAGAGCTACCGAGAACTTGAATGCTAGAAAGTGATCCGTAAACTTTTGGACTATCTGTAACTTCGATACCCAAGTCGTCTATTACATCTAAATTGATAATTTCTTCTTCTGCCGTAAATGTTCCCACAATATCAGTAATGTATAAAATATCGTGACGCTGATTACCAGTTACAAATACTTTATAATCATCTACGAAAGCTGTCGCCCCAGAAATACGTCCAGTAATAGTTTTGCCGATATATGATGCAATATTTACATTGTATTCTAACTCTAAGTATCTTGGAACAAACCACTGCGAGTCAGAAGCGCGAAGTACATCTTTCCCAGGAGAATAAACATTAATATCTTCATTAAATAAAACACGGAATAATAACTCTAAACCACGTTCTGTACCTTTAGAGGAGTACAATTCTTTAATGTGCTTTTGTAGTAGACGCTTATCTGCAGCAACATCAAGCGGAATACCATGCATGTATTTTTTGCGAAAATAATCTACGAACTCATCAAGAGTAGTATCAATATCGCGCCATGTTGGTAGTCGGCGAGCGTCGTAGATTACTTGATTAGTTTGTTCTAACCATTCAAAATATGCTCTAACAAATGCGACGAAAGTCGGTCCTTCTTCTCGATAGATAGAAGGAAACTGACTTTCAATGAGCGGAGAAATCAACTTCTCAAGGTCTTTCATTAGATGCGAATTCCAGTTACAACGACAGAAATGTCTTCGTTATCAATTAGTAGTATTTTATTTGTTAGCGTGTCAATATCAGCATTTTCAGTTCTGGCATATATTTTAATACTATCAGTATCATAAGAATCAACAATCAAACCAGTGATTGTAATTTCGCCAGTTTCATAGTTTACTATACCAACATTATTATTTAGAACTGTAGTATTACCATTGTTTATGGTGTAAATATAAAGAGTTCCAACACCATTATCGTTGATGTAAGCAGTGTAGCCATCATAAACAAATGCGCTTGAAGATACGATTGGTTCGTGTCCAACTGGTAAAAGATATCTTATATCTTCATCATGTAATCTATTTTCAAAACTCCAGTTAGCAGAAAAACTAACAAGAGGAGTAGGAGTTATGCGCCTAGAAATACGAACTTGTGTATCGTTTGAAACGATTGATACATCAGCATCGTCAATAGCAGCAGATAGTTTAGAGAATCTTAAATCAGCGCCAAAATCTGAGAGAGAACTTGTATTGAAAGCTGTGATGGCAGTGACAACGTTTGATACTAATTGAGATGGTGTTTTTGTCGTAGCATTTATGTTATACTTGACACGAGAAACGATATCAAGATACAAATACTCAGGATCGACGATTACTGGTTCAATTGATACTGGTGTTTTATCTTCTAAGAAAGTTAAGATACTTTGTTTTGTGCTAGAAGAAAGAATTTCTCCGCCAACTGGTTTAGCAGAGATAATAACCTTTCCATATAATTTTGGAACTGATTCTTCACCACCATAGGCAATTACTGTTTCAATCGAAGGATAATTTGCTTTGATCAAAGAAATAAAATCTTCAGCAGTAACAGCTCTGTTCTGCGCCGTAAATCCACGAATCGCATTGTAACGAATCGATTCAGCATCTTCTGCTTGCGAGCCACCAGCTGAAGTTTCAGTAGTAGATAACAAGAATGTGTTTGAAGAGAATCCATCAGCCGAACTGATAGAATTAAAGATTCGGCAACCATTACCGTCTTCGCCTGCAGTTTGTCTATACGAAACAAGTATAATATTACCAGCGGTTAGCTTCTTACTAGAAACACCATTACCGAACGAAATTGCATACTTGAATTCTTCAGCAGCCTGTACGAAGAACACTGCGCTGTTTGCATTTAATCCAAATAGATCAGTTGTTTTATTCCAAGCAACAGAAGTCGTATCCGTGGCAGAATTTCTTATTTC